AAACTGGTTGCAGAATTATCCTCCTGTTGCACATGGTTGGAATTTGATAAAGTATTTTGAAGACAAATTTTTCGTAACAATTGCAATAAGGTTTAACCCTAATCATGGACTTTAGACGATATGAAAATGCGGTAAATGCCGCGTTCCATAGGCAGATTCAAGAATTCAAATTAATGGAACGTCAAGATTATCTTGAGTTGTTTTCCATCGCAATTCATTCACAATGGCGGGGCCAGGGTCTAGGAAGTGCGATTATTGAAGACTTGATCGAATTTGCTAGGGAACAAAAGAAGTACAAGGGTATTCAGTTACAGGTGGATCATAAGACAAAGGCAAAACTCGTCCCGTTTTATGAGAGTTTCGGTTTCGTGTCCATTGATGACGAAATAATGGATTTCATGCGCATTTATTTTGATGAGGTATAAAATGAATAAATATATTGTCGATGCTTTGACCACTGGCGTTGTCGATATCGAATTCACTAAGAAGAACGGTTCGACTCGATTTATGAAAGGAACTCGTTGTTTTGACTTGATTCCTAATGAACATTATCTGGTGGTCGATCCAATCAAGGAACAAAATGCTACGGAAGTTGATGCTGATCTGGTCAAGGTATTTGATCTTGATATCAACGAGTGGCGCGCTTTCCGTCTTTCTCGTCTAGTATCATGGTTCCCATAAACGATTCCTCCGGGAATGTAATATGATAGAGATTTTTATTGGATTTGGTGTTGGTGTTTTTGTGTGTTTCATGCTCAACATTTTGTGGGCATGTTATCGTAATACTCATGGAGAAAATAATGGCAACTGCTGAAATTGTACTACCCTCAAATCCCGCTGACCTGAAAGTTATTCAAGACGCAGTTAAGGAAGCAAACGATTCGATGATTCTAATTACTTCTGAAAAAGAACTAATCAAGGATATCGTGGCTGATCTGGCTGAGAAATATGAAATTCCTAAGAAGTATTTCAATAAGATGATTCGCACATATTACAAGTCGTCATTTGATAAGGAAATGGCAGAAAAGGACGATTTTTCGGAACTTTATATTGCGGTAACTGAGGCAAAGTAAATAAAATGACAACAGCTAAAGTTCGTGAAAAGCGACATGCCTCAGTCAAACAAGGATGGGCGCATAGTGTGCCTAAGTTCAACATCATGGACTATCAACTGTCTATGATCAAAGTGTTATCATATTTTGCCGCCGAGGTCGAGAACAAGGATAAGCAAGCAATTTCGATTTCGTATTGGAACAAGTCAGGTAAGAACGTCAAAGGTCTAGCACGATTGTCCGATGGTTGGTTCGCTCAAGCTGGCCCGCTCGCATATCTACTTGACAACAACGTGCCGCTAGAGCAGCATCACGAAAAATACCTCGAAGATGTTTATCAAACCCTCATGGATAGAGTGTCCAAGAGCATCGAGGACGAAAAACGTGAGGTCAAGGTAGTCTCACCTGTCGCCGTAGTTCCTAAAGACAAAAACCTGATTTTGGCAAAAAAACTTGGCGCTGAGATTGATGGGCATATCGAGCAGGCCTTTACTCTCAAGGGAAAGTACACTTTCGAAGTGCGCGACTTTTTGGTAAAGTCGGGTGCTTCTGCTCCCGTTGTGAAAATAATACTCGGTTTCTACACTGGTCTGAACAAGGAAATGAAACTCGCCGGCGCCGACGGAGAATATCAAACGTCGGAAGCCTATGCTTGGCTAGGTGTTCGTGGCATCAAGAGAATGCAGGATTGGATGCAAAATCTTGTAAATTCGTTGAATAACACAGCATTGGCAGTCAAGACTACTCGTAAACCGAGAAAGAGTAATGAAAAGCCCAAGAGTGAACTTGCGGCCAAGATTCAGTATCAGAAAGAAGAGGCCACGTTGAAACTTCGGTCAATTACTCCCGACAACCTTATCGGCGCAGGAATCGTTTGGATTTTCAATACACAATATCGTAAATTGTTCAAATATGTTGCTCAAGACGGTATGAAGATCACAGTCAAAGGTACCACATTGCAAAACTTCGATCCTGAAAAGAGTGGGGCAAAGACAATTCGAAAACCAGAAGCATATTTTCCAGAGTTGACAAATGCAACAAGTCGCCCATGGTCAAAAGCATTTAATGGTGTAAGGAGTGTTATGTCAAAGGCAACTGGTCGACTAAATCAACAATCTATTATTTTGAAGGTGTTCTAATGAATTACGATAAACAGTTTTAATGGATGGATGTTCTTTATGTTCTCGTTTCACGTGTCAATGGCATTTTAAAGGAAGAAGGTCTAGACGGTACTGTAAAGGTACATCAAATCTTCATCAAGAATATGCAAATTTCAAAGGAACTACAAGAGCCTGCATTAAATACAGAACGAACTAAAAGCTAAGGACTACGAAGTGCAGCTTGCCGCACTCGAAGCGAAACGTCTTACTGAACTTGCACAGAATCACGCAAACATTGATTATATGAATGCGAAGGCTACGATGAACATCTCCGAAGCTGTTCTTGAGGGTAAAGTAAACACCATCATTATGCCTTATGACTTCAAGGGCATGATCAACATCAAGTAAAGGAATTATATGACTGAAAATACTACTCCCACAAAACGTAAGGGCAACCCCAACTTCGGTAAGCGTGACGAAAATGGAAATCTATTGATTTCTTCTGCGTCAAAAAAGAATGAAAACCATGTTGTTAGTGCATCAAAGGTACGTGAGTCTCTTGGTGAAATCTGGGCAAGTTTCTATGCGGCTATCTTATCAACGTACAACACTCCCGGCCCTGCTGTAGTCGCCGCGGCTGCCAAGACTGCCGACGATGCCTTAGTCGAATATAAGAAGCGTTTCTAAAATGATCCTTTTGGATTTTTCACAAATCGTTATTTCTGGCATCCTAGCAAACTTAGGAAAAGATGCCAGAAGGGACAATCCCAATGCCAAGAGTCTGATAAAGCATATGGTTCTTACTTCTTTGTTAACATATTCAAAAAAGTACACGGAAACATATGGTGAATTGGTTCTAGCTGTTGATTCGAAGCACTATTGGCGCAAAGACGTTTTCCCAAACTACAAGGGCAATCGTAAGAAGATGCGGGAAAAGTCTCATATCGACTGGGATTTTGTGTATGAAGTAATCAATGAAGTGAAAGACGACCTGCGTGAGAATTTTCGGTACAAAATGATTGAAGTTCAATGTGCGGAGGCGGATGATGTTGTCGCGTGTATCGTCAAGTATCTGCAAACAAACGAACTTGAACAAACTGGGCTTTTTCATGATTCCCCACAAGATGTTTTGATCGTAAGTGCCGATGGGGACTTTGTACAGTTGCAAGAGTATCAGAACGTTCGTCAATGGTCTCCGATTCTCAAGAAATTTGTGACACCAAAAATGTCGATCAAGGAATATAAGATCATTCATATCTGTACAGCAGGTGATGACGGCATTCCGAATATCTGTTCGCCCGATGACGTTTTCATGCGTGATGATCTGCGTCAAACTCCGTTCAAAAAAGCAAGACTCGAGGAATTTTTTGAAAAAGGGATCGATGCATGTAAGAACGACATGGAACGTCGAAACTTTCAGCGAAATAAGACTCTTATTGATTTTGATTGTATTCCCGATGATATATATCAGAAGATCATTGATGAATATACATCATATAAGATCAAAGGAAACAAGACGAAGGTGTACAACTATCTTGTAAAAAATCGAATGAAACTTCTGCTGGAAGATGCAGGTAAATTTTGAGGGAAAATATATGGCAATTGAATATGCTAATGAAATCTTGAAAAAGATTGACGATGCCGAAGGTGACACAAAGGTTCAGTTATTGAAGAAGTACGGAGCAATGACTCCATGGAATCTTCTGTTGAGTTTGAATTTTCATGATCAAATCAAGGTAAACGTGCCAGATGGAATGCCTCCATATAAGCGTGATGAATCTATCAATCCAGACTTTTTCAAGACGACACTAGGTAGAGAAATTCGACGTGTTGGTGCAATTCTCGTTGGTCGATCTGAACATATCGCAAAGCTGCAACGTGAGGCAATCTTCATTCAGATTCTTGAAGGTGTGCCACCTGGCGAGGCCGACGTCCTTTGTTTCGCCAAGGACAAAGCACTTGAAGAAATGTATCCAACGATCACGTATGATCTAGTCGCATCTGTTTTCCCGGATTATTGCCACAAAACAGAGACTAAATAAAATGCCCTTGTATGAGTTTCAATGCACAAAATGTGGGCATGTTTTTGAAGAATTTTTGAGCGTCAGTAATCGTCATATGCCTGTATCCCAAGCATGCCCATCATGTGAGGAATCCGGAAATATAGTGTCAGTTTTAGGCACTCCACCAATTGCTGATCCAGTGCGTCTTGGAAGAATCAAAGCGCCAGAATCTTTTAGAGACTTGCTCCGTCACATAAAGAGCAGAAATGCCGGCAGCACACTTGATATAAACTAGGAGAAACCTTGTATTCTACCGATGATGAAGCACACACAATCGACAAACTGCGCGATCGTCGCAAAAAGAAAGTTCCCGCTGCAAAGAAAAGTTCCAGTTTCGATAATTTGGCGTTGAAGCATGTCGAACCTCTTACCGAAGCACAACGTCAACTTTTCTTTTCTGTCAAGGAAGGTTATAACGTAATCGCCGATGGAGCAGCAGGCAGCGGAAAGACTTATGGAGCAACTTATCTTGCGCTCGAAAAGTTGTTCAACAAAGAAATCGATAAGGTGGTATTTGTCAGAAGTGCAGTCAATATTAGATCACAGGGGCACTTGCCCGGCACGCAAGACGAAAAAGAAGCAGTTTATACGATTCCCTTCAAGGAAATTGTAAATGATATTTGTGAGAACGGTACTGCCTGGGACATTTTGTTCAAGAAAGATTTGATCAAGTTTCTTACGACAACATATATTCGTGGTATCACTCTAAAGAATTGTGTCATTATTTTTGATGAGTTTCAAAATGCAGATTCCGGGGAATTGTTTGCTGTTTCGTCAAGACTTGGTGAAAATTCAACGATTATATTTTGTGGCGACACATTTCAAGGAGACTTGAATCGAAAGCGTGAAAAGTCCGGGCATGATTGGTTGCTAAAAGTATCTGATAAGATGCCCGATTATTTTGATGTTGTCAACTTCACATATTCGGACATTGTAAGATCGGAATTTGTAAAACAGATGGTTATGGCTGTAGACGTACTAGGATTAGACTGATGAATATTGGAGATACAGGACTAGCATTAATAAAGAAATGGGAAGGATTTAGCGCAGAGGCTTACTTAGATTCTGTCGGAATTCCAACAATCGGCTACGGTACGATACGTCTTCCTAATGGAACTAGGGTGACTCTTGGAATGACATGCACAAAGGAAGAGGCTGAAGAGTGGCTTGAACATCATATCAATAATAAGGTTACTCCATGCATCACTGAGACAGTTAAAGTGGCTCTAACACAACCAGAAATTGACGCTATATACTCATTCATATACAACTTAGGTTGTGCAAACTTCAAGAGATCAACACTTCTGAAGAAGATAAACTCGGAGGATTTTGAGGGAGCATCCTTGGAATTCTCAAAATGGAACAGAGCAGGGCGAAAGGTTATTGCCGGACTTACTGCGCGGAGACAAGATGAAGCTAAATTATTTATTTCTTAGTTGTTTGTTATGGTCGTCGGTGGCTAGTGCTGCCGATATGATTCTTCCAATCAACAACATTCATGATGGTGATACGATTGAAACATCCCTTCCAAGTATTCCTACACCGTTGAATAAGGTTGGTATTCGACTATACGGCATTGACACACCCGAACTTCACGGTTACGCATGTGAGGATGAACATCAACTTGCGATAAAAGCAAGAAGCCGGCTAATATCAATATTTGGAACAGATAAAGTCATGCAAGTAAAAGATATGAAGTGGGATAAGTATGGTGGTAGAATTGATGGAAAGGTTCTTACTCTAAGTGGAACTGATGTTGGGCAGACTCTTATAAGTGAAGGTTTAGCCCATCCTTATTTTGGTGCTAAGAAAACCCCGTGGTGTCCTGTAAAATGAATAACGCTCAAATACGTACTCTTTTTATCACAAAACAGTCTGAGATTGAATCTCAGCAATATCATGGTTACTTTAGACAGTTTTCGGGTTTGTTCAATTCCGCTCGTCTTGTTTCTGAAATGTTGAACGATCAACCCGGCATCGATTCAAAATGCGTCACGGTACAAGATAACAACGGAATTGATCGTGAAGTTACGTTATATAAGCCTACTCATGTGTTTATCGAAGCATTCTGGGTTGTTCCTGAGAAGTTTAAAATTCTTAAAAAGTTGCATCCTGGTGTAAAATGGATTATCAGAATTCATTCAGAAACTCCATTCTTGAGTACCGAAGGCATCTCGATGGATTGGGCAATGAAGTATATCACGCAAAAGAATGTATATCTGGCACCAAACGCACCTAGAATATATAATGAAATCAAACATCTAGTGGCTAGTGTTCATGGGCATGAGTTGAAGAAGAAAGTTATTTATCTTCCAAACTTCTATTCTGTCGATAATGTCATGCCAGCGAAGACTAAGTTGGGCACACCGGGTGAAATTCATATTGCGTGTTTTGGTGCAATTCGTCAACTAAAGAATCAACTGATTCAAGCAATATCCGCAATAAAATTCGCTGATAAACACAGACTTAAATTGAAGTTCCATATAAACGGTAATCGCGTTGATTATGGTGGTAACCCAATTCTCAAAAATATTGTTGATTTGTTTTCACATCATCCCGAACATGAATTAATCCAACATGATTGGATG